CCGGCACGCCGCCGTGCGATTGGCCATGAACCCTGCCACACCCCCCGGAAACGGCACGCCGCCCGCTTCGATCTCTTCCTCGAGCCAGGCTTCATAAATTGGCTGGCAGAATGGCGCCATGATGTTCCGGCGTCGGGCTTTCGTGATCGCGAAGATCTCTGTCGTCGCTGCCTGCAGCGACGAATAGGTCGCCCCCACATTGTCGCCCGTGGCGCTTTCATAGGTCAGCCCAAGGCACCGCGCGAGTTCCCGCAGCAGATGCATCGAGAAGGCCGCGTATTCCGAAGATGGCTGGTTGGCAGTATGGAACTTCAGCTCCTGACCCGGGAACAGATGCGCCAGCCGGCCATTGATCCCGACATCCAGCGTGCTGTCGTCATAATACCCCGCCACCATCTCGATATAGGCCTCCATCGGCGACACACCCTGCGCCAGCATCTGCGCCTGCTCCTGCGGGGTCAGCAGACCTGCCAGAACCTGCTCTGTCGGCTCGTCCGAGGTGATCGTCACCGCAAAGAGCGTCTGCACGATCGCCGCCATCAGCGTGGCATCCGCCAACTGGTCGAACTGCCGTGCCACCTGCAGCGCAGGAACCAGCGGCGAGATGCCCCGATTCGTGCCCGGCGCACCCTCGAAGACATGGATCACCCGCGGGCGTCCCGCCCGGTCCCGCGCCCGCACGTCATATTCCACATCATGACGAAACAGGTCCTTGCGGATCGCCCGGTAGCCCACCGGCATGCCGTCGGCATCTGTGTAGACCCCGTTGATCAGCCGTCGCAGGCTTTCGGTCTTGCGCGACAGCCGCTGTGGCGGCAACAGGCGTACTTTCGTGCCGTAGCGGTTCCACGGGCGTTTGCGCCAGGGCAGCTCCGCGAGGATTTCGCCGGTCACCAGCCATGACCGAAACGCCGCCGCCTGCATCTGGCCAAACGTGCGCAGGCCCTGAATATCGCATTCCTGAGCACTCCGGGCCCAGAGCTCGAACCGCCGCTCCACCGTCTTGGCCCAATCGGACGCCTCCGTAGGCGTCATGCCGAAGGTCTCGTTCTCCGGCAGGGCCATCAGCTGCAGCCCCGTGCCCACGGTATTGGCCACACATTGCTCCATGGCCCCAGCCAGCCAGCCGCTGTTGTGCAGCAGATCCTTGACCCGTGCCGCCGCATCATCCCAGGCCTCGCCGATATCGTCCTGCGCCTCCCGCAGCGCAGGCTTCCAACCCGCAAAGGTCACACCCCGACCGCCGCGCATGTATTTGCCCGAGGGTCGGAGAAGTGGCGCGGCTGGGGGCGACAAGGCAGGTGGCAAGGCCTTGGAGAACAGGCCAACCAACTTTGACATCACGAACATGTGAATTACCTCTCTCACGCTGCTGGAGCGCGCGAACACGAAGCGTCACTGCAGGGCGTCGCTGCCGCCGCAGGTTTGGGAAGACTGTGCCGCTGGCAGCGACGCATCCAGCGCTTTTGATTTTGATCTTTTGCAGCGGTCCCGCCAGCGCTATGCCTCCACAGCGGCTGGCCTGCACCTGTTCTGCGCTAGCCGCGCGCCGCTGCCTCCGCTTTCCAGATGCGTTGATGGCAACGGCCTCAACACAGTTTTTCTTGTGTTTCCGGAAGTTCGATTTTTAATGTTCTGGCAGCCTCAGGTTTTGGCGATGAGAGGCTGCATGTGCCTGTGGCAATGCACACCCCGGAAAACCGTGCGTCCCTTGAGGCATCGGCGGCGCTCTCTCCCTAACTGTGACTGTTCCGTCACGCCCCATTGAAAGTGCCGCCTTTACCTATTCGTCAGGATTGCTATCGCGCGTTTGCCGAAAATTGAGGTCATTGCGACATGATGGGCACTTGCACGCCTGTAGCCATAAACCTCTAGATACAGGGCGATCTTTTGCCTCGTGACAAAAGACCGTGTGTACGATCGGTCACCGCGATCCACGGACATCGTCGCTGATTGAAAGTACAGGCAGCGCCCCTCAACCATTTTCTCAATGGTCATTGCCACCACTCGGGGCGCTGCCACTTTGCGCGGTTGGCGGCCACGCTGCGTTCTGAGCGTTCCGGCTTCCTTCGTGCCGGGGCTGGCGCTAGTTATCCCGCCTGCTGCCGTGGCGCGCAAATCGCGCCTGCAGCGCGCCGCCGCCTCCGCGGGCTTTCGAGACTTGCGATGTTGGCGGCGGCGCAGCCTAAAAAGCGACATTTTGGTCACTATCAAAAGAGAACGCCTCCTCGGCTTGGACCATGGCATAGCCGGGTTTTGTTGACTCATTGACGTGTTCTACGGTTGCGGCGCTGTCCAAGCGTCATATTCGTACTGGCAGCGCGCCGCTGCCTTCGCGTTCGGTGGGCAAAACGTGGGTCGGCGGCGGCGCACTCAGATAGAAATTGCTCTTGTATTTCGAGACCTTCATTTTTTATGTGGCCGGGCAATTTCGTGTTCATGCAACTGGATATTGCACGTGCTCTCGGTCATGTGTCTCCGGACATAGGTGCGTGACAGGAAGCACCGGCAGCGCCCTCGAACTTTTTGACAATCTCCGTTCGTATGAGGGCGCTGCCATCTTGCGCGGTGGCCTGCCGCGCTGCGCTTTGTGCATTCCGGCTTCTCTTGAGGCGGCGCTGGCGCTATCTGTTCAACCTGCTGCCGTGGCGCGCAAATCGCGCCCGCAGCGCGCCGCCGCCTCCGCGAGCTCTCAAAGCTTGCGATGTTGGCGGCGGCGCTTCAGCATCCCCGTCACCCACCTGGGATCCGTCATGTCCCCCTGGCACTGCTGCCTCGCGCTTCGGAACCCGTTCCACCCCCTCGGGAATGCGCTGCACATTCATCGTGTAACCGATGGCCGCGCAGAGCGCCTCGCAGTCGAGATAGTGGTTGTGACGCGAGCGTTTCACCCAGACCGGCTTGCCCTCGATCACCACCCGGGCCTCCGAGGTCAGCTGCTTGCAATACTCCTCCGTGATCGCCTCATGCACATGAAACGCCCCCGGCTGATCCGCCGGCGTACGGATGCGCGACATCACCAGCGACTTGAAGAAGTCGGTCGACAGCGTCACCAGATCGATCGAATAGAGCGCCTTTTTGCCATCGGGCTTCACCTCGATCTTCGAGACCCGGTAGGGCGGGCTCTGCTGATCCCGCCCCTTGGTGGGCGAACAGAGCCAGCTGTAGCGGCGGCAGAACTCGTAGACCTTGTGCTCATTGCCCAGCTCCGGCTTGTCGGGCCGGAAGCCTGAGTCGATGAACACCTTCTCGATCTGCAGCCCACCCACCTGTGTCAGCATCAGATCGGTCAGCGCCGACCAGACGTCATCGTCCTCTGTTGGGCCGTAGAGCTGGCCATTGTCGATCAGCCACGATGTCCCCCGCGCGCCAAAGGCCCGGATCACATAGACGAGGCTGAACTTCTGCACATCCACACCCATCACGAGCCGCAGCCCACCCGCGGGCACATCCCCGGGCCGGTAGGGCTGCCGCCGCTCCAGGATCTCCTGCCAGTCCGGCACATCCCCCGAGGCGGTCATGGCATGGCATTCGCCAAAGCCTGCATTCATCGCCGTCTGGATGCGGCCATGATCGCCGGAGTGCAGCGCTGTGAGATAGGTCTCCGCCCGCTGGCCCCAGGTCACGAAGGGCGAGCAGAGCCCAGAGGTCCACATCGATAGCGTGGCGCTGTCTGCCGGCCCGCCCGTGACATGCGCCGCGTCGTCCTTGAGCGTCACCTGCTGACCGGGTGCGACCATCGCGCCCCGGGCATTCATCCAGACCTTGTCGGTCTCCACGTGCTGCGCGCCGCAGCGCGGACATTCCAGCGTTGCGGCCTGCTTGGCCTGCGCGGGGCTGGCCGTCTTCGGCCAGCGCAGCTGCTTGAAGCGCGGGATGAAGTAGGCCGCGCAGGACCGGCAGGGCCAGGCCCAATGGTGACGCGTGCCCTCCTGCCAGAGCTTCCAGATCGGGCTTTCCAAATCCTCCGGGCTGGACCGCGCCCAGAACTCCAGACCGCTGGCGTCATCCGGTTCGATCTCCACAAGGCCGCGCGCCGGTGTGCTGGTGATCGCGGTGACAAAATCCGCGTAGGTTTCGCCGCGGGCCTCCACCAGACCCAGCACATCCCCTTGGCCTTTCACATTGGCCATCATCTCGTCGTATTCGTCGATCAGCGCCAGCGCCGCCGGGTCGGACTTCAGCGCCGTGGACGAGCCCGCATGCGCAAGGCGCAGCCGCACACCGGCCACATGCTTCAGCGTCTTCTTCATCCGCCGGCCGCGCACCACCTTGCCCGCCAGAGTTTCCGCCTCATCCAGCAGGCTCATCAGCCGTGGCTCGAACTGGTCGGTCAGGAACTCTTTCGTCGGCCCGACGTACAAGATCGGTGCTGGCTTTTGATCGAGCCGCGCCCCGATGATGTCCAGCATGCTGTCGGTCTTGCCCGACTGCGCCGAGGTCACCGCCACCACCCGGCGGTAGCCGCCGCGATGCACCGCCGAGGACCACGGGATCATGTAGGGCGTCAGTCCCGGGTCTCGCGGTCCGGGAATGCCGGCCGTCTCGGGATACACCCGGTGGGCTGCCGCCCAGGCCGCAGGGTCACGCTTCTCGCTCGGCCTCCAGATCAGGTCGGCCAGTCTCCAGAGACCGCGCCGCTTCTTCTGCGCGTCTCGATAATCGATCGAATGCGCCATCGATTTCCTGCTCAAGCTTGCGGCGGTCCTGCATGTCCCGGGTAAAGCGGGCAGGCAGACCCTGGA